CGATCCTATAACAGCTTTAGCTTGCATCTTAGATGCATAGTGAGCATTTTCTCCTCGTGCTCTCCATACCCCATTTTTTTTATCAAGCTCAGAGAATGGTATTGTAACTAGTTCTTCTCCTGCTTTTGTTGAGAAAGTCGCAAATGTGCCTTTCATTTTTACATCTATATTCTGACTAGAAACTTTAAAATTATCTGCAACTCTCTGCTTGATAACAGCTTCAGTATAAGCATTTCCATGGATATCAAGAACGTCGTCTAGAGAGAATGGTTTCACAGTACTTGGCATAGATGAAAACCTAGGCTCAAATTTCATTCCATGAGTCTTAATTAGCCTTGTATCTTCTTCTGATATTTCTTTATTGAGGATATTCATACGATTAGATCTCTTGCCAGAAGCATTGCCGATAGCATCATTTATATTCTGTACATTAGTATCTCTAACAGTTTTCTTTTTCTCTTTCATTGGAAATATCTTATTGACTACTTTGCTGAGAGCAGCTGTAGCCCCTTGATCATCAGTTACACCCTTATAAATAGCATAACCAGCACCACCAAGTGCTGCTGTTTTGATTACTTTTCCAAGGACTCCACTGTCTTCATCATATGCAATATTTTTCATTTATGCCTCTTATAGGAAATGGTCATCCATATTTTCTATGAATGGATTATCTAACTTTTGTAATATCTTACTATAACCATTTGTTTCTATTGATAATTCTCTTATTGGGCTTGTTGACATTGTTGGCATGTTTCTAACAGATTGGCCTTGCATTATATAAGGGATCATATTATTTATCATGTTACCTGATGTTGCACCTACACTGTGCACTTGCATTGCCGCTGTATATGCTTCTGGATCAAATGCTGCTTCCCTTATTTGCTGATCAAAGAATCCATAGTCCTGAACTTGCTCTCCGTCTTCTTTTAATGCTAGTAGTTCTACATTATCTAGATTTACATCAGCACGCCATCCAGACCATCCTGCACCTGGTAATCCATGTTCCTCAGCATATTCTCTAACAAAATGTGCTCTAGCCCAATCTCCTTGAGATGTTCTTCCACCAGTTTCATCTTGATACATCCTCATTTCAGATTCTGATAGATCCCAGCCTTCTGATGCCTTTATTTTCTCAAATCTTTCTCTAATTTCTTTATTGTTTGATGCATCTGCCATTTTCTTAAGCCAAACAGATTCATATATCCGTTTAGCTGGAGCAGGTATCATTGACATAATTTTACCACGCTTTTTTGGATCTGGTTCATTTGCAAAGAAATTAAAAAATCTTCTTTCATTTTCAGGCAAAGCCTGTAATTCATCCTTTGTATTGTCATCTGTAGGATCTGTACCAATCATTGTTCCACGCCACTTAGACTCATAGAATGTAGCAGCATTTTCATTGCCATCTTCAGCAGCCTGGTTAGCAAGCGTTTTATATTTTATGTATTTAAGTACATCCCAATATTGCTGATTAGCTCTTCTTTCTTCAGTAAAAGAAGGAGTCATGGTCACACCAAGCCTACTTAAAGAAGAGGCAATAAAAGGCTCAATGATATGTCTGACTGGATGATACCAAAGCTTTACTTCTTTATTGTAAATATTTGCTGATTCATATTGGTCAATATAGTCTCTATTGCCATTAAGTTTTCTATTCCAGTATCCTTCTTCATGTGTGAATAAGTCCCAATACTTTGCCATAGGCTTACTTAATGGCCCCATGCGATCTTGTGCTAAGTTATGAGTTGCTAGTTTTCCTGTATCAGCAAAAGGTGCTCCTGCGTCCCATAGCTCTTGAGTTAGCTCTTTATTTAAGAATTCATATCCACCTTTGTTGCTGGGAAGATTATCAATTGTTGCCATTTGTCCAGATAATGTACTGCCCTTTGACATGCGAGATTGAATGATAGATGTTGTATTTGCTTTAATCTCATCTACTGCATCTGCAAGCTCCTCTGAAGTACTATAAACATTCTTCTGAAGTAAACGTGCACGTATGTCTTGGTCAGCTAGTGAAACACCGGCAATTCTAAATGCAGCATCATTCCCTTGAAGTCTAAATCTTCCTGAATCTAGATCTACATCCTCTACTGTGCCACCAACATTTTCAGTATCAACTGAATAAGCATATTCATATGAGTGAGCATAAATTTTTTCTTTAAGCTGTCTAACCTGATCTACTGTTTCATAATATCTTTGTTCTTTTGCTGGATCAAGTTGATTATTTAATGCTTTTCCTTGAGTTTCTTGTGAAGCTGTTTCAAACTGCTTTGAAAATGGAGATATTTGCTGAAGTATTTCTGTTTTTACTTCTGAAGAGTAACTATTAAGGTCTTTCCCTCTAGTTTCTTCTCCATATAAAAATTCCCAGCCTTTTCTTGACCCATATAGCCATCCCATTGGTATCTTATCAAAGGATGTACCAATTGTAACATCTTTTCCTTTATATCCATATTTAGCAGCCTGTGGCATCCAAGCAGCTTCTCTTAATTCATTTGGAATATCATTTACGACCCATTGCTTATCTGGACTTCTAAAAAGACGACGTAAAAATTCACCACCAATGATTGTAGGGTCACCGAATTGATATCCCCACATAACTGTAGCAGGATTATACATCTGTCCTGCATCCTGTGCATATGGAGTAAACTGGTCAGGTGATCTTTTACCTGTCATCATTTGAGTAATAGTATTTGCTGTGAATCCTTTAAAGCCAGAAAAGTCAGATAATGCATTGTGATATGACATTAGCTGAGCATTAAATCCTCCTTGGTCTTTGGCTCCAAGATATCCAGCAATTGCACTCTGATTTGGCTTAACAACAGAAACATTGCCAGCTTCACCACTTCTATAGGCTCCACTTTCTTCAATTTCATGATATGTTTTTCTTGGAATAACCTGTCCAATTGTTCCGGCTATCATTGGTCCAATAAGTGGAATATTGGCTCCAAATGCTGCTGATTTATAAACTGGTTGAGCCTCTTTATGGTATTCTTCTAGAATGTGTGGTTTATATATACCAAGAGACATGTTATGCATGAATCTCTGGGTAAAGCTTGGATAGATTACACCTTTATTTTCCCAGTCACTTAAGATTAAGTTTAATGCATGCCTTCTAAATTGTGAAGCCTGTGCTCCTTCAAATGGAGAGCTTGAAAGCATCCATCCTCTATACTTTCTAACAGCAACTTCTTTTTTTCCACTATATTCTGCCTTCTTTTCTTTATAAGACTTATCTGATCCTATGAATCCTGGAATGAATGGTATCATAGGTAACATCATTGCTGCAAAGATGCCTTTTTTAGGATTATTAATCAGCCATGAAAATAATTTCTCTGTTGGAGCCTTATTAAGTGCACCTGAATATGCTTCTTTTCTAAGAGCACTTTTTATCCAAGAGTTATTTTCTCTTATATTACTTCCAAGAGCATTTAATTTGTCTCTAAATACTTTTGGCCCACTTTTATATAAGTAATCTGCAACACGATATGTAGTTACTGCGCCTAAAGCTGGAGCAAATATTCCTAAGCCAGTAGAACCTGGTGCAATTTCTTTTTGCCTCTTAGCTATGTCTGTCAGTCCTAATAGGTCAGATACTTTTGAGTAGGCCAAGCTAAATGTCTCAAATGTTTTAATTGGTATCTGTGTTAATGGCCCTCTTCCTTCCATCCCCATAAATTTACCAAGAGCATGATCTGCAAATGAGAAGGCCTGTACTGCTGCAAACGCAGGGAGAACACGCTTCATTCCAAACTGGAAGAAATATTCTGGAATACCATACTTCATTGCATGTGTATTTAGACCAAGATTTGGCCTATTAATAATAGATAATCCTTTGCCAAATATTTTTGATGCAATATTGCTTGACTCTTTAAGCTTATTTGCTACTCTATCTACTCTATGTGCTTCTACTCCTAATAGTTCAAATGGTGTTTCAAGAAATGTATTAATTGGCTCTGTTACCCATGACTTAAGAAGCTTTGAACCAATCTTTGCTCTATACTTTACTGACTCAGTACTAAAAAATTTATCTCCTACTCCGCCAATTACATTTATAGTCCCTCTTACCTTATTCACTTGTCTTGTGAGGCCTTCATGTAAAAGGTCTGTGCCTTGTCCTGATCCTTTAGGTAACAAATCTAAATGATATCTTGCAGACTGAGTCATCTCCCATGCTTTTAGTAGTAATGGATTATTCTTAATTGCTGCTGGAACATCCAATGAGTTTAAATATTCTTTTTTAGATATTTTAGGGAAATAACCATTATCTAATAGGTCTTTTTGAATCTGATACTGTGCTAACTTACTAACCTGGAATCCTTGTCTTGCTGCTCCAGCTGAAAGTTTTTTTTGCACTTCTCTAATTTCTTGAAACTGATTATTCATTAAATAATCTGCTCTTTTAGAGTAAGTAATCTTCATGTCAAGTGTTACTTTTTGACTATTGCCTTTAGATGTAAACTCTTTTACTTTCTTTCCATCTTTGAATATTTCATTTTCAGTAATGTCTTCAAAAGCTACTTCAGCTCTTCCATGCTCATCTGTTGTTATTTTTATAATCCTTCTGTCAAGCCCTTTGACAGGAGTAGGATTAAAAATGTTATCTAGTGCTGAGGCATGTTCTGGATTAAATTCTTTGCCAGCATTAAGAAATGTACTTACTCCAATGTCTATTTCATTCATAGGCAGAACCTTCCCACCTTTTACAACATCAAACCTAATTGCTCTTTCTGAATATGATCCTGTAGCTTTATTAAATCTTCGAGATTGATATCCAAGTCTTCTTGATCCAGCTATTAGATCAATAGTGTCTCCAAGACCAAATACACGAGAAAGTGGAACTGCAGTTTCTACTTGCTTAATGCCATATCTTATTGTACGGCGAGCAGCTTGCATATATTCTTTAAATGTTTCTGGTTTCTTCCCATGAAGCCCAAACTTATTGCCATGTCTTGATGCTGCTCCTGCACCAAATGCAGCAAGAGCTAACATTGGGATTCCAATACCAGCTGCAATGTTCTTTAGCATTGGATTAGCTACATGGTCTTCTCCATCAAAATATTTACGAACTCCAGAGTCTTTTCTTGATCTTCCTTTTCCTTTGATAGAGTGAGAGAATTCACCAAAATCACTTTCTGTATTTAAAGTAAAATAAGTTGCTAGTGTTGCTGCACCTATTGCTGCAGTCAGTCCTCCATATTTTGCTAAAGACATTTTTGTAATTTTTGCTTTCCTTGCTCCAAAGTGAGGAACAGTTTGGCTTTTAATAAAGTTAAATGAGTCTTTAGATTCATCTGCAATCCCTTGAACTAAATTTGTAATACCATAATGAGGATCATATTGTTTCATTATAGATTCCATTGCATCACTTACAAAATGGCCTGTACCTTTATTCGAAAGTAAATGGTCCCAGCTGTGTCCAGACCTTCTTACGGCTTCAGTTTTAACTTGCTCAAGAATCTCTGAGATCTTTTGTGTTGCTAGTGTATCAATAGAAGCATTATGTAAGCCTTCAATGCTTGCAAGCTCAGGATGCCATCTTAAATGTCTAACAATTTTTTCCTGACTTTGTCCTAATGTAGAATATCTCATGTCACTAAGAGACTCTACTTTCATTAAAGGTCTCCCAGTATTAAAGGCCGCCTCTGGATTATTACCTATCCTAAAGCTTGACTTTAAGTCTGGATTATCTTCTACAAGTTTATATACAATTTCTTGCCAGTCTTTAGCTACATCATCTATAATTAATAAATTATTATCAACTGCAGCTTTAAACCTTGTAAGAAGATTTACATCGCCAGACTGTCTTAATAAATACTCAATAAAGTTAGCATCAAAAGATGGGTTAAAAATCTTCAGTCTATTGGGTTTAGAAGCAGTTGCTCCAGCTAAAATATCTTCTATAATATTTCTTATAGAGCCTTTTATATTCTTGTCTCCTGCAAATTGTTTTTGAGTGAGATTCACTCCTCTTGCATTGGCTCTAGAAATCGTTTCTGGGGCACTTTCTTTAATAAACCTATCATATCCCCAGTTTGAGATAAAAAAGTCGTCTGTAACCAATCCTGCTTGCTCTCGCACATATAGATGAGATGAGTTCTCCATCCAGTGATCTAGTTTAGCTCCCTTAAGCTTACTTTTACTATTGCTTAGATAGTTAAATATATCATCACGAGATGTAGTTGTCATTTTTGCTCTGTAGCCTTTTACTTTACTCCCATCCTTTAAAACAACATCTCTTACTTTTCCTTTCTTAGTTATAGGAATGCCAAGGCCAGGAACTTTAGATTCCCAGTCTGACAGTTCAACATGTAAGCTATCTATGCCTTGACCTCTCACTGAAAGCTGTGTAGCAAACATTCCAGCATAGGCATGCATTATTTTTCTAGAATCTTCAAGTGAATAACTTGCCTTATCAAGCTGTCTGCTAAAGATACCTCTTTGGAATCCGCTTGTTTCAAAGTCTAGAAATATTGTTTTATTGACTGGCTGTGTCATTATCCCATCTGCCTCTCAAATTCATCCTTTTCAAGTAACATTTTTAAATGGTCTATTTCATTAGAACTAACATATGATGCACCAGATGATAGCTTTGTTTGATTTTCTTTTGCAAGTGCTTCTCTGATCTTTTTTGTATTAAGCAATGTTCCTACTTGTCCTGTTAATATGAGTTCACTTAGAACAAATGATTCAATAAGCTCATTCAGTGACATTTCTTTTAATTTAACGATTCCAATAGATGGCTGAGCCTTAAGAATATTCGTATAGAAAATGGTATAAAGAATATTTTCTCCAATACGCTTAGCTGTACTATCAACAATATCAGCAATTTCTCCAAGGTCTCTTGCAAAGCCAGACTTTCTTATCGCAACAGCTATAACAAGCAAGACTGTCCCTGCATCTAATGTGTCAATGTCATACTTATTTTCTGTAAGCTCATTGAATACAAACTCTTCTGCGTCTGGTCTTCTTGTTTGTAGTATGCCAATAAATCTATCAATCTCTTCAACAGATACTAGCCTGAATTCGATCTCATTGAATTTATATCTTGTCATTATTTTATCTCTAGAATAAGTTCGAGTGCTTTCTCTGGTGTGCTTAGGAAATTGCTGACTGTGAGGATTTGCTGAATTAATGTGAGCATTATGCCGCCATCTAAACTATTGATATCTGGGATATCTAATTTGGGCCATAAGAGACATGTATTTAAAATATATTCATGTGTTGTTTCTTTATCTAGTTTTTTCTTTCTAATGTCCTTGAATTCTCCCCAAGATATTGGTTTGAATAAGAAAAATTGTAATCCGTCCTCACTGCCTAAGAAAGATGAAAAGAGCTTTGGATTTCTTACTTTTAGTCTTAAGAAATCTTCTCTTGAAATTTTATTATACTTTACACTTTCCCATGTAACATTATCCCAGAATGAATTTTCTGTTAGCTGTACTTCTTCCATATATTCTCCTTATCTAATCAGTCTTGCAATAAACTGATAATATTCCTTAACATTATCGCCACCCTGCTGAATAACATGAGCATGTCCTATAAGTTCACATCCTTCAATAATCTTATGTACCACTCCACTGTATTCAAGTAGTATATTAAAAGGTTCTGCATCTTCTGGTCTTGGCTTAATAGTTTGAATAGAGTAAAAATTATCTTCCACTCCAGTACTAATAGACTTTGAAATATCTTCATCAATTTGTTTTGATATAGATTTCATATTTGCTGCTTGACTAATCTTTTCCGATAGCTCTGACTTTAATTCTTCTAGAGTTTTTTCTATTTCTTTTTTCCTTTCATCAAGCTCTAGCTTTCTTGCTTTATTATCTTCTATTCTTTGGCTATTGCCTTGCTCTAGATTTGTGATTAAATCACTATATCTTGCTTGTCCTTGCTCATAATTGTCAAGTGCTGCAAGATTAAGATTACTGCTTCTTAAGTCAAAAATATTATCAGTGCTATCTTCAAGATCATTTTGAGCATTTTTTATATTTTTATTTATTGCTTTTTGAGTTCTTTCTATCTCTTCTTCTTTGTCTCCTACTATTTTCTCGTGCTCTTTAATTTGTCTATCGCTAATTACAAGTAATCTTTTATATTCTTCTAAATTTAATTTTACTTCTTTATCAACTGGGAGATAAATAGTTTGCCCAAGAGAGTCTATAGCTGCTTTCCCTTTTTTTATCTCTATATTTAAAGTCTTAATCTTGTCCTTTAAAAAAGAATTTTCAGACTTTATTGTAGATTCTAGACCCTTAAGAGAGTTTAACTCTGCCCTTAAAGTAGCAAGATCTTTATCTTCTTTATTGTCAACTATAAGTTTTGCTTTTTCTCTTTTAATTCTTTCCTTGTCAAGCTTTTCCTGGTCTAAGGTAAGGCGATCATAGCTTTCATAGTCATTAGCAATAAGTGTTTTTTTAAGTATTAACTCATCTGAAGCAACTAATTGTTTTTCATGTTTATATTTATTTAGTGTTTCAATATATTCTTTTTCTTCAAGAGCTGTTTTTGCATCAAAATCTTTAAGCTCTTTTTCTATTTTTTTAAGCTCTATAGTTCTTGCTTGTCTAGTATCAAGTCCAGTTTTTACTTTTGAAATTTGAAGCAAGTATTGTTTAGCTTTCTCTTCATTCTCTGATTTTTTCTGCATGAGTAGCTTTAATTCAGATTCTTGAGTTGTAGATCCAATATTTTTTAATTCTGTTCTTTGGAATACTCGTGTGAGATATGAATCATGCTTATAGTTAATAGTAAAAGACCCCATAACTATTACAGTTCCTGGAACTATAACATCATAATGCTTAGAGTTATATCCATATAGAGGCTCTTTCATTTCCTTATATGAGTATTGGATGTCATAAGCCTCATCAATAAGAATTTCATTTATATAAATTTTACCTTGAGCACAAGTATAGTATCCTGGCTTTTGCTTAATTTTGCTTTTATAGAAAGCACTGTCAGATAAACTAGAATACTTCTGTTGCTCAACATAGTTAGAGTTGGTCCCATCTGCTATATTGCCTAATGTAAAGGCATTTGGTGCTGTAAAGTCTATCATGTTATCCCTCTAGTCTGGCAATAGATTTCATATCAATTTCACCATCACCATCAAATTCAGAAAGCAAATCTGAAGCACTTAATGATCTAAGTGTAAGACCGCCGAATCCTATATCTCTGATATTTTCTATTGATGTCCCAAGTGAACTTACAACACCACCACTATTATAGTTGAAACTTGCCATAGGTACAAGATCTAATGCAGTAAATGTTATTTTATTCATTATATTTGGCTGTGTAGTTCCCATATATTGATTCTCATCTATAATTGAAACTTGTCTTATCATGAATCTGCTAAATACACCATACTCATTGATCCCCATTACAAGAATATCAAACTCTGGTAGTGAGTCCAAAAGTTCTACACCAGAAAGCTTAATAGCCATGTCCCAGTATGTGTGAATCTTAGCTTGCATATAACTCTTATCAGTATCTTGCTTCATTAAGCTCTTATTGGATATGCTCTGTTCAAGCAATGATGAGTTTTGCTTAAAAGCATTATATATCCTTGCTCTTAGTCTTGATATAATATCTTCTGCCATTACTGCAAAAGTTAGATGTCCTGCTATTGTTCTTGGACCATATGTGTATGCTTTTGGATTAGATCTGCCCATAGTTCTTACTGGAAACTTTGCTCTAATTGTTGAGTATGAAAGTGAGAGTACATTGTCTAGTTCAAATGTGATAATCTCTTTCCTCCACATATCAGGAGTCAGGCTTGAATCCATTACATCTTCCATTACTGGCGCTTCTGTTAAATAGAATACAGATAAGTCTGACCCACCAATTGATGCATTGAGATGTGGAACTCCTTCTTTAAATCGTATCTTATTAGCTGCATTGTCTTCGGGTGAAAACTTATGATCTGTTTCACTTACGCCTAAGACCTGACTAATTGATCTGGCATCTGACTGTTTTGTCAGATTAATAATATTTACACTTTCAGAAACTGGAACTGTACCCTTTCCATTAACATCAAAATTTTCTAAAGAGCTATATTGCTGCTCTATAACTTCTCCAGTCCCGACACCTGTTCTTAATAATATTTTGCCATTTGAATTTTGGAAAGATTTTGCTTGAAGAAGAATCGCATCAACACCTAGTTGTAGATCATGCGAGCTTTTTTGTGAGTTTTCATTGAGATATGTATTGATTGCTGACTGTGTTGTTTGATTGTTGTCAATATTCCTTGTCAAAAAAGAAACACTTTCTTTTGGTAGCTTAATTATTTTTGTAAGATTACTGCCACTATCTGTTACATGGTATTGTACTGCACCATTAGAGGCAGGAATTTGATTAACTTTAGTAGCCATAAGTGCTCCTTAAAAATTATGAAAAAAGCCCGAGACATATTAGTATCACGGGCCTTTATTGTTAATAAGATGTTTTATTTAGTTTTAAGACAATGCTTGCATTTTTGATACTGCTTGTGCAATAAAGGTATAGCGTTTTTCAATATTAAGCTCGTCAATACTAATAGCCATTCCATCATTAATAAGAACTACGCCATATACACGCATTCCCATTTTTGTCCCTTGCTCATTTACTCCAACAATTGTAATATTGAAAGGAGGCATCTGATCTACATAGTTAGGGGTATCTAGTTCTGACCAAAGGTCATTTTTTGCAAGAGTAGAATTAGATGTGTCAAGAATATCTGCACTCGCTGCACCATTACCAACATTTCTTGTGTCTGCTGATACAATGGGCACTTGCTCATCAGAGCGAACCCAAATCTTTTGATCTTTGCCTTGAGCGCCCATGATCTCTTTGTAGTACTTCAGAAGAGCATCATATCCAAGCTGAGCAAGAATAAAAGAGCCACCAACTCCACGCTTACCTTTTGGAATAGCAATAGGCTCTTTACGACCCATTACATAAAGAGGGCCAGCCTCTCTATTTACTCCAACAGTAAAAGACATACATTCCCCAATATAGTGATCTCCAAAGATAACTGTAACGTCAGCGCCAGAGAAAACGCTTGTTAGGGCATTTGAAATTCCATTTTCTGCCATTTTTTTCCTCCGAATATTATTGCTGGGGAGTTTTACGTCCCCAGCTCTAATTTAATTATTACCCATTACCTTGAAGGTTTCTGTCAATAACTGTGTCAATATCGATCTGAGTAATCTCAAGTGGTGTATTGACAGCACATTTGAGATATAGTTTACCAATTGCTCTTGATGCATCAGAAACCTGAAGATCAAAAGTGTATCCGTTCAAGTATCCTGAATCAACATTCTTTCTAAATGCATCTGCAATTTTTGTTCTTGCAGCTTCATAGTAGAATCTATTGAGAGGCTTGCCAATAAATCCAGCAAGTAGTGAACGCTTTTCTTCAATAACATGCTTTATCAGTCTTGTTGTTGAAATTAAGAAATAACCAGAGCCACTTCTTGAAGCAGAGTTATCATTATTAATAACCCATCCAAGACCTTTTTCACGAGTAGTTACAATGTATCCAGCGCCAGCAAGGTCATTATATAGTTTACGATTAACTACAACCTGAACTGTTACATTCGAATTTCTTCCAATACGCTTAAATGAGATACCTTCATTCTTAGGTGTTCCAGAAAGAAGCCCAAGTGAATAAATACCACAAGAATCATTATAAACCTTACCAGATGCTCTATTATAGAATGTTAGAACACCTGCTCCAATTGACATAAATTTACCAAGATCTATAACGTTTCCATAGGTATCTTTAGTTTCATGCCCATCAATAAATCCTTCATCAGTAAGAAGCAGTCCATATGCTGGATCAGCAAATTCATTATTTTGAGGATCACTTAAATATGATCTATTATAGTCTTTTGTTCCAACCATAATTGCATTTCCAAGAAGTCCTGTTCCATTAAGAGCAATTGCTTCAACAGCATCGGATGCGCCTGAGTTATACTTATATGTTGGATTTGTTCCGATCCAGCTAACAATATCAGCTCTTGTGAATGTAGCTGGTACGCTAACATTCATTGCTGTCAATGGCATGTTATATTCAACTGCTGCACTATCACAGAATCTTGCAATCAAGTAAGCGAAGTCAGCAATATTATATCCAGCTGCAGGAACATCACTCCATTGGAAGCTATAGTGATCTCCTTCATCTGTTTCTCTGGCATAACCAATTCCGATATCATACTTTGCATCTGTATTAAATGTGCAGAATGCAATGGATCTTCCAACTGCTACCTTTCCAAGAACCTTTTCTATAACTGTTCCAACTGGCAATGTAGCCTCAAGAATACCACCAGTAGTGATTGTGCCATTCCCTGTGCTATCAAATTTACCAATTGTTAGATCTACAGTCCCATTAAGTGTATCAATTGCTCCTTTTACATAGTAGTAAACAGTTGCATTAATTTTAATGAATCCAGTAGCTGGTAGTGAAGCAAGTGTTGCTCCATCTAGAGTCTCAGCGATTGTAATAGATGTACTATCTTGTGTAGCTTCTGTAGAAATTTCAAATGTTGGCTTTAGAAGCTCATAAGAATAATCTGATCCGCTAACTGAAACATTTACAAAATCAATCTCATCAAGAGCATCAGCACCGTTAAAGAGCATCCCTGAAGAAATTTTTAGTCTTCCTGCTGTTGGTCCAACATTGTCATTAAGGACAATTGCTGATGCAGTATCTGTTGCACTTACTGTAACTTCTGAAGATGCATTGTTCTCTTTTGAATAAGAGCCAACTTCTCCAAAATAAATTCCACCAGGAACAATATAGTCAGGAGTGAAATGTTCAACTTCAAGAAGAGCGTTTCTCATTTTTTCATATAGTGCTCTACGTGAAATACCAATTTCAGAATCTCCAGGAACAATAGCAGCACCAAGAACTTCTACCTTAATCAGGTCTTGCCCAGTAATATCTTTGCCAAAAGCTGAAGCTAAGGCAAATGTTACTTGACCAGCAACATCAGTTGAGATGCTAGTATAGTCTACATAATCAATACTTGTATATGCCCCAAGTGTTGAAGTGATTGCAAGTGTGCCAGAGCTAGGATATAAAAGCTTATCAATATCAAATCCTAAATCAGTGCAATCTGCAACAATTGTAGTATCAACTGCTGCAATCTCAGTAACAGCTACATCTGCAAGAGTTGGTGAGAATGTATCTTCTTTTACAATATTTGCTAATGTAACTCCAGCAGCATTTACATCTGTATCTAAGTTTTCTCCATAGATCTTACCAGATGTACCTGTTGGAAGGTCTTCAACTGTAAAGTATCCAGCATCAACATTATTAAGTGAGTCAAAAACAAGTAGTCTATTTTTATCCCAAATTTTTACGCAAGCTGTTAGTGCTGATGCATCATTAATATAAACAAAGAAATCATCTTCAATTCCATTATATGCATCTGTAGTGGCGATAGTTGTACCAAAAGACATGGTAACTAAAGCATTAATTCCACCTACACGTAAAGCAACTAATTTCAATGGCACTGCTTGATCAGAGTCAAGGTATCCATCATGAAATTCATAAATTGCTTTTACGAGAGGATTGTTCGGACCAAAAATACCAATGGCGTTATCAGCAGTTCTAAGGGTTACTGGTGTAAGTGGTCCCTTAGTTGCTTGGCCTAAAAATATAACAAGCTCTCCGTCTGATTCTCTACGTGTAATATCATCTCCGTAGAAAACTGAGACTCCAGAAAGCCATCTTTGTGCAACTTTATACATATTGCATTATCCTCCGTTGTTGTCTTAGCTAGTCATGCCTAACTGAATAGCTATTTGCTCAATGTTCTTCTCTCTGATTTGTTTTATTTCAACAAATCTAATTATGTATTCTTCTGTCTTGTGCTTTATGAGATTTCTTCCATCCCATACTTCACTCTCATTGCTTTTTACCCATATGATTTCTCTTAATCCTTTATGCTTAAAAAACCATGTGTTGTTGCTTATTATGTCTCTTAAAAGTTTTGATCGTACTCTAATGTCATAGAGGTTCGTGCCCCACACTTTAAAACTAATAGTACCCTCTATTTCCTTACCGTAACGAACAATTGAAAATCCTGTAAACTCCTGATCATCTATAACATCTATCAGTCTTTCTTTTATGGACTGGATTCCAGTTTCTCCTATCTTATGTGCAGATACTGTGGCTGGTCTCTCATCTACAGTGTATGTAACTATTCTTATATCTCTTAGTGTTTCTTCTGTAATTTGAGCTGTACTGCTTGTATTATTAATATTTTGGACTAAATCACTTGGAAATTCTTCTGCAATTACAAGCTTATTGCTTTCTATGATATTGAAAGTTTTATTGTATGCATCATTTGCTTCTTGTAAAATTTCAAAAAATTCATTTACTGATGTGATTATTCCTTCAGTTTGTATGTCCTTTAATGCTTCTGATTGCATCTTCATTGTTTCTTGGATGCTGCAGAGAATTTTTTTTGAAAATGTTGTACCTTTAATAAATTCCATAAAGTACCTGCTCACTTGTTAATAACTACACTATATTTGGCTTTAAATATAATTTTATAAATTCAACTTTTGAGTCATCAAGTTTCAGAATAATATTGTCAATAATTGGCCATTTTTCTGTTCTGACTATTGGATTTTTTAACCTACCATCAAGTTCAGTTTCAATCTTAAAAACAATATCACCTTTTTTGAATCTTAAATTAAAATCTGTTGCTACTAGATAAGCATAGATTGCATTACCATATCCTTGTCCATATCCAAAGTCATGCAAGTGAGAATTACGAGCAGATGAATAAAATAATTTTGTTCTTACAAGATGTTCTTCAAATACATATCCTGTACCTTCACAATTTAAACATTGAGGATCAGCAATATTGGATGCTTTTCTGAAATTCATACATCCACACTCTGTCTCTGTCATATTGCGAATAATCATAAACTCATAATGATCTCTTAGTAATATTTCTAGCTCTTTTCTAAGATTTATAGACATTAATAAAAGTCTCCATGCTCTGCAATTGTTCTTGTCCCTCTTAGTTCAACAGTTGTACCATTGTCTAGCATAACTAATGATCTTGATGTTGTAAAGTTTACCCAAGGAAGGTCTCCACTTAGATCTATATTAGCTCTTGCGATATTAGGCCTATTAGGATCATATAGCCCCTTCTCAAATGTACCAGGAGTAAATGGTGTATCTAGTCCGCCAGCATAAATAATAAGAGCACAAGTATTCATGTCATCTAATATTGATTTGATTCTTTTAGCATTATAGGATCTTGATACTGTGAATGAGTCTAATGATTTTGTTTCTTTATCAATGCCTACTATGTCCTCTTTAATGAGATCATATGCTGCTCTCTTACTAACAAAGCATTTAACTGCTGCATTATAGGCTTTAAGATTATATATTTTATTTGGCCGCATAAAGACATCAACTTCTTCTGATACCTTCATGATATTTCTAACAATACTAATTGGATCTAAATCAAATGTAGCTGGAGAATTCAATATTACATCTTCAATAGATGCATAGTATTTCTGAATTTCAGTTGTGAATCTTATTGTTCTATTTATTCCCTCTCCATTTATATTGTCGATTTCTATACTAAATAAAGAATCCTTTTGATTTATCGTTATTTCTCTAGCTCTTATAACTCTAAAAGTAAATTCTAAAGTAGAGCCATTTGGAAATACCCAAGAATCTTTTAAGTAAAAATATCTTGAATCATAAATGCTTTCATCTTCTAGCTCGTTATTTATATTATAAAGATTTATTATTTCATTTGAGAGGATTATTTCAGCGACATATAAGTTATCTCCAACAAGAAGTGCTGACCCTTGAATGATCGGATTATCAAATATATCATAAATATTAACAGCTACTTCATTGCCAATTTCTAATGCAGAGCTAGTCTCTACTTGCAACATTAATTCAATAGTTGCTCCTAGTTCATAGATAGGCTGTTCATTTTCTATTTTCTGACCATAATAAGTAGTTTCAGCCATTATAAATTCTCTCCATTAGTTTGTTTAAAATTTGTATTGGAGCTATTTCTAGCCCCAAAAAGATTATTTCTTTTTCCCTTCTTTCTTTCCAAATGGCACAAAAGGCTTTTTACCTTTATCCGCCGCCTTAGAACCTGCTTTTGCTGGTGTTTTACAAGCCATGATTATCTCCCTTTTGGAGGCATTGGGAAATTCTTAGTAATATGTCCCATGCCTGTAGGTGTGCCTTTTCCTGGTTTCATTTGATTTGATGGTGAAGAGGGTTTATTGCCACTCATTAAACTTCCTTTTTTTGACATAATATTTCTCCTTAGTTAATTAAATAGAGCTTAATTGTATCTCCATTTATTTTATAGAAGAATTTAATCTGTTTTCTTCTATTTGTATTTAAATTTGTTCTAGAAACCCTAATGTTTTGATCAATGTCCTTATCACTAATAGCCTTATTAAATTTAATAGTAATTGGATTACAATTTTGATTGTTGACAGATAAGTCTTCTGGAATAGTAGAGACTATTTTAAGACTGTTATTAATATCCTGAATATCAGAAAGGTTTTCTATCCTTTTAGATGTAGGAACAAATGTGGAATATGCATTTGTTGTAAATGAAGTTTGATAAATAGATGTTAGTCCGGAAGCTCTAAATAAATCGATACTAACTGTATCTCCTGCTTCAAAATTTCCAACTCTTGATAAGAATATTGGTCCAATATTAACTGGTATACTTTCTTGAAATATAAATTCTCCAAGATAGGCACCGCTTTGCAATGTAACGTCTGCAGTATTCTCTGAAGTAAAGCTCAAGGTAACAATATCATTATCATTTCCAGAGTAAGCAGATGTTATCTCAATTATGCCTAGAGATGTACTATTCCTTCCATATTCTGGATCTGAGACTGTTTTAGTAGAAATATATCTTGATATATCACTTCCAGGATAAATTGCTAAATAAAACTTTCTATTAGGCAATAAAGATATCTGTGGGATTATAGTAAGTATGTTCCCTTCAATCGTAAAATTATAAGGAAAGTATGTATAATCACTTGCTGTATCTAATACATCCTTATATTTTGTATCAAGAATGCCTAAGCCTGGTCCTGTCCATAGTCCATCAGAATCAGTGAATAAAGCTACGCCAGACTGAATGGTAAAAGGATCAATCTCTTCATTAAAACTAATAATTATCTTCTGGTCAATAGGGACTGATGAAGAATTATTTATTGGCAATATCCCAAGAATTTCTAGCATGATTCATCATACTCCATAAAAATATCATCTTCATCTTTATATCCAACACCAACTTCAATAGTTTCAACTAATTCATCTTCTTCTATTTCAAGAATTGGTTTTTGTATTTTTTTATATGAACTAACAAGCTTTAACAGTTTCCTATGATGGATCCATTCTTCTCTTGAAAGTAGCTTATTCATTGCTTCTTTAAAGACTAAATCTGGAATATCATGTGCATATCTTAGAACTGCATAAGTTTCTTGTTGATTCTCAATCATTACTGCAAGCGATGAAATATCTATTTTAAAAGATAGCCATTTTAACATAACTGAATATACCATTTAAATTCTCCTTTATATTTTCTAGTTTGTTATTAACGACCTTTATTCTGCAAAAAAAGAAAAAGGCGGCTAGCCTTAAGCCAACCGCCCTATCTTTACTTATGATTGTCTATTAAGACATTGCGTTAATACCTTCTTCTGGGAACTTCATATCTCCAGCAGCTGCATTAACATTTGTGATGCCAAAGTTAGCAACACGGTTAATTGCATTAACAGGTACATTTTTAACTACGCCAACGCCTTTGCCTTCGTTAAGCATTGCGATACCATATTTCTCACGAAGTTTGATAACAGCAATGTCACGCTCAGGATCAGCCCATTGATGATGATTAATTGCTTCTGCTTCTACAAGTGCTCCACAGTTCTCAGGATCAATAAAGTACATGCTTGTAAGCTTTGTTACTGGATTGAAAGGAACTTGGTTAGAAACCATGATTCTGAAAGGAACATTTAGTCCAACAGGAAGTGAAGGTGCGCCTTGGAAGTCAACAGGCATTGTTTCACCAATATTAGCTCCACCAGAACTCATCCCTCTTCCTTCGAAGAAGCTATCGCGTTTTACTCCACCTAAGCTGTAGCTGTTGAAAAGAGTTCCACCACCGTTCTGCCAAGCATAGAAACGTAGGATTGGATCTTTGATCCACATAGCCCATGTAAGAGGATGCATTACGATTACAGAAGGAGCAAACCCTTCTTGAAGCATTGCAGCATAAATATCGAAGAAATCTTCTGCTGTAAAGCTATAGTTGTTATTAAGAGCACCATCTAGACCTGAAAGAGGACGACCAAGAACTGATCTACCTGGATTCTTATTGTCTACAAGAGTCATCGCTTGGGTTTCAAAAAGATTGAAACAAATACGATTTTTCTTTCTTGCGAAAGCTTTACCAGCAGCTTTTAACCACTCGCCGATAACATCCCATTGTGACTGATCAATCATTTCTTCAGTAAGGGAAAGCTTCACACCGTATTTACGAATGTCTACACGGATTGTGCTTCCTCCACCCATTGTTAACTCTTCAGTTCCATATTCTTGACCTGGAGCAATTTCTTCTACTCCACCCATGGCTCCAACTGCTGGTAGCTGAATATAGATGCCTTCTTTTTGCTGAATTCTAGTGAAAAGAGCATTAGTTAAGAGCGTAGGCTCAGCTGCTTCTTTTACAATTTCAGAGATTGCGATAGGGACAAGCTTTGAAAGGTCTTTCGACTCAAGAACGTCCTTTAGGCAAATTTCTGATTTAGTACTATCTTCCAGATTATATTTTTTAGCAATAGCTAAAAGTTTTCCTGCTAATTCGTGCATTATTTTGATTCCTCCGTTATATATTCTTTCTTAAGCCCAGAAAGTATTGAAATTGACAGCAATTCTTGCAATATACTTAGGAGCATTAGAAACAGCTAGCATTGCATTACGACCATCTGTTGAAGTACCTGGAGCTTCTTGCCATAGACCTTGGTCTCTGTAGTAAGTTCTTACAAGTGCAAGATCCTTATCTGTCCCAACTTTTACGTCAAGTACACGACCAATAGTTTTTCCATTAGCTGCACCATTTGCTGAAGTTACAAAGTTAGAATTAATATCATAAGAAACTGTGCTTCCTAAAAGATTTGCAAGCTGAAGATTTGCATATCTATTGTCGCCTTCTTCACTTCCACCAGCAATTGTTAAGCTTGTAAAAGGTAGATCAACTTTAGGCATATATTCACAAACCCAAACACCAGCAGGTAGCTTGTCATTAAATAGAATTGTTCTACCAATTACAACATACTGGTCAGGAGTTCCTGCAACTGCTGGAGCGCTTAGGAAAATAGGATTAGCTTTTAATGTCATTGTTTGAGCAACATCATCTTTCTTGAATACAAAAGCTGCGCCATCTGTGTAAACTGTAATTCTGTGAGTATTTGCACCTTCAGTCATTGGCTCAATGCGCTTTGCGGTTTCAATTACTGGAACCTGAATGTAGCACCAACGAGAGAATGCACGAGCACCACCTGTATCATATGCATGCTTGAAGAATGTTGCAGGATTACTTGGATCTGTTCCTGGGGCACAAAGAGAAGAATATCTCATGATACCGATTGGATCAGTTACGCCAAGACCAGCAGCGTTCATTCCTTCAACGATACTGTCTCCATCAACAACATACTGTTGACCAGCAGCATTGATTGTTCCAGCAGCTACGTCATTAGCTGTGTAAGTAAGGGATGTAGCAGCAAGACCAGCAATGTTTTTCGCAGTAGCATCACCAGCATCAGCAGCATAAGCTACATCATATTTTTCTTTATCCCATGCAAGTCCTGCAGGGATCAAACGTTTATTACTGTCAAATGATACAACCTTTCCAGGCATGAAT